CAAATTACGTTAAAAGTCAATCTATGGGATTACCTAAAAATTTAACTGAACGACAGCAAAAATTTGCTGAATTACTTGTATATAATGAGGGGCGAAAGAGCCCGAGTGAGTGTGCATATGAGGCGGGATATAAGACTAGACCTAGGCAGACTGCGAGCGAGCTACGCAATCCAAAACTTTCACCATTAGTAGTTAGATATATAGGTGAGTTACGAGCAGAGATACAAGAAAAATATGGGATCACTTTTGAAAAACATATTGGGGAACTAGCAAAGTTAAGAGAGGATGCACGAGCGAAGGGAGCGTGGTCTGCAGCAATAAACGCAGAGGTAGCACGTGGTAAAGCTGGTGGTCTTTACGTAGATCAAAAATTAATTATGACAGGTAATTTAGATAATATGTCAGAAAAAGAATTAGAATCTAAACTTAAACAAATTCTTGATGATCACAAATCTTTAATTGATGTTAGTCCAGAAGAGACAACAACAGAATCAGAAACAAAACAAATCCCTGCATCTGATTAAAAACATTATTAAACTTTTGGTAAAGTCTTAATACGTTGTTTCTTATTCTTCTTATTAATTCCATATTTTACTCCTTGTGAGTCTGGCCCTTTTACAGGTGGTATAGCATGCCATTTTACATTAGGCATATTTTTAGTTAAAGTTTTATTTTTCATTATTCCATGATACCAACATTAGAACTACAATTCCATATATTGCTACCACAAAACCAAGAGATAAAGATATAATCAAACAACTTTTCCTTTGTTGGGTCCTTTTTTTATTCTGTATTTATGTGTACCTGTGCCGTTGATATCAACTTCTTCTCTCATAACTTGATTAAGAAATATTCTATTCCAACCATTTTTATATGCTTCATTAGATGGTCTTGATTTACCATCATATTTTTTACCTTTTTCTCTAATCATAAGATGAGTCTCCTGTAATTACGATTGAATATTTGTAAGCTAGTCTTGATAACAAATCCCACTTACCTTCATCTTTACATCTTTTTAAAATACAATTTAGTCTAAATGTAAATGCTGTTTTTCTCTTCATATTTTTATCTTCTCCAGTTTTGATATTATACATTTTGGAAAAACATTTCTATCAGAAAATACAGCAGCTTCAGAATCATAAGAGGCAAATGTCCACACATGTTTATTATCCTTTGCAAACACATAAGCTTGTGTAATCATCTTTGCAGGTGTTAAAGACTTCATTTCAGCCGCATCTGCATGACCCGAATCTCCGCACGGATCGCTCCACACTATTTTATAAAAGTAATATCTTTTATTACCTATGGTTGCATGTTTGTATTTTGACTTCTTACGTTTTTTAGGCATATCTACTTCTAGCATATTTCTTTACCTAATTCTTCTATAAGAGATATTTTTGGGCAAAAATGTTTTTTTTGAAAACAAAAAACTTCCCGCGCGGGGGATACCAACTCTACTTATGTGACATATATAGCACACAACTGTACTAAAAATTACGTAAAGTGTGCCACGACAGAAATGCAAAAAAGTCAATAAAATCACCATTTGTGCCACGCTGTGCCACCGAAAAAAGTTGCTCTGGCACAGCTACTATTCGCTTATACCAACACTTATAGCCCAAAAACACCCCTGTGCCACGTGTGCCACGTACTTTTTTTTGTTTCGAAAAAAAAAAAATGCTCCAGAATTTCTCTTATGGTGGCACACTGCCTTATTTATGCCATAGTTTATGTCTGTTTAAAGGTTGTTGACTGTAAATATGTCAGTTTTTTGTCTTGTTTAAGGACTACACGCCAAGCTGCTGAACTATTTGCCTTACCTATTAATCTGCTTTCTTGAAGTTCTATCTTACCAATCTCACTCAATCCACCTTTTTCATTCTCCATATAAATAAAACAATCAGATATGGCAGTGCCTTTGTTTCCATCGGTAAATTTACTTAAAATTTGTTGTAAGTCTCTTAATCTCAAACTCATTAGTCTTTTCCTTTCATTTCTTCATAGTATTCATCTATCTTTTTTAAAAACTCATGCATATACTTTTTCATCTCAAGTCCTTGTATAATAAATTCTTGATAGTAATTATCTTTACTACACATCATAATGACACCTTTTGATATATTTGTTCTGTAAACAAAATTATGTGCCATAGTATAAGCTGCTAATTGTACACAATAGTCTTCAATCCATTCTCTTTTCTTTGGTTTATTAGTTTGTTTAAAGTCAATAATAGCAGGTTCATTTTTATGTAATCCCACTAAATCGGTTTGTCCTGCATATAGTCCGGGGTAGTATAAAGTCACTTCTGATCCAAAATACTCACTCACATTTGATAAACCTTGTTCAATAACTCTTTGTGCCATATTGTGTGCTTCCTGACCCACTGTTGTCATGTCCATATAACCTTCTCCTAGGATATACTTCTCTAGAATCTTATGCATTGCTGTGCCTCTAGCACCCGATTTTTCCACGATCCGCGTTGCATTGGCCTCTCCCTCCCTTTTTCTCCAAGCGGCTAATTTTTCGCGCTTCTCGGCCGATTGTGTGGCATTCAATATTGTCGTCACACTGGGCAGTTTATATTTACCACTATCAATGTCATAGACCCGTTTGCCGTCGACGGTGGATCTTACGCATTTAGGATAGATGTATTGATTATTGTGTTTCATATTTTTTTTATATCTTCCACAGAGTTGATTTGATTTAATTTATTATTTTCTATTTCATACAAAGGAGCTTGCGTTATGAAAGTTGTACCATCCGTTCGTTTTCTTTCACTACCTTTATCAAAAAAAGAAGCCTTCTTTAAAAAGTCATCTTTAGATAACCAACCACAAATTTGTACATTACCCGTTTTTTTATTGATACTATTAAAGAGCAGTACATCGTTCTCTCTATCTTTTTGATAGCCAACAAAGTTATGGACGTAAAAGTCGCGCATATCAACGTTTCTAGCCATAGTCTTTACATCAACTTTTTTATTATTTATTTTTAAATCCTCGATCAACGATCCGCTATTATAGTTGGGTAGATCTCTATCCAATGCTACGTGAATCATACACTCACCAACAATACCCGTGTATTGACGTATCTTGTTCCCATTGAAGCCAGCAGATCTCATTCCAAAGTTTTTAATACTAACTTGTTCGTTAGCGTAGCCTCGAATTTGATCTGTTAATTGTAAATTTAACATTATTTTTCTCCTTTAAAAAAATTTTTTAAATGTTTTATAAAGTCGTTATCTAAATTTTTATTCATCACTTCTTCCGGTACATCCGCATTCCGATACTCTTCCTCTTTCGTCATCGGCACTCGTTTACCTTGTAGTTTAATTTGTTCCTTATACTCTTCTTCCATTTCTTTAGCTTCCTTATCAGTTACCATTTTTACCCCCTGCTATAATTTTTTTTATAATGGTTGTTGTCGGATCAAGTAAATCATTTGGATCTAAATGTTTACAACCCGACACCAACAAAAACAATGTTATCATTAATAAAATCTTCAAATGACACCTTTCGCTCGAAGCTCATTAGGTTCAAACTGATCCTCGATCCATAGTTCACCTGTCCGATTGCAATCATCACATTGTGCATGTGTTTCTTCTTCCGTTAAATGATAAGGTACACGGTAAAAACCATTACCTTTACATGTTGGACAGAATATTTTAGTCCGCTTTTCCATTTTTGTATCCATGTTTTTTAGCCTTTTCGTTAATCATACTTTCAATAACTTTACTTATACTCAAATCAGTACCTTGTACTATTTTATCTCGCAAGTATTGCGCTTTTTTCCAAGCCGCGATCGGCACGGATACAGATTTATGTATTTTGGGATTTGCCATTTTTATCTCCTTTCTTTTGTGCAATGTAAAGATAAACAATATCAGTTTTATCTACGATCTCTTCTCTTCCACTTACCTTTTGTTGAAAAAGATTGACATGAGTTTTTTCCTTATCCAATACCCATTGACCAAACTTTCTTAACTCAAAATTTTTAGTTATATCTTCTCCTAAAAACCCTACGTAGTAAATGATACATTCTCCAGGTTTTGCTAGACTCATCCACTCCGCCATGGATTCTTTTGTTTGCGGTTTATAGTCTTCTATATTGACCATTATTTTTTCTCCTTACCTTTTATTATTGTTGATATAAAGTTACCTTTCTTGTTGGTATACTCTACGTGATATTCTTTCTTATGATCAAGTTTAGCTTTTAACTTTTTAAAAGACATAGCTTCCATTTCTTCTGAAGCTCCTACATCTTTACCTACTTCGTTGGTTTTTTCATCTACGATGTCTTTACCTAACTCTCTCACCTTATATGTATATCGCATTATTATCCTTTCTTTTTGCTCTTTTTTTATACATCAAACTGGGAATATATAACAAAATAATAATAGTTGCAATGATTATTTATTTATTATATTCTGGTGACCTCTTCTCACACCTTTTGTTTGCCGTGAGCTTTCACAGCTCCGGCAGACAATTAAGTGTTCAAAATAGGTTTACATTTAAAACCAATTACAAGTTGTTTATTATTGACAAGATCTTGCCCCAATTCAGTCATCATTTCTTTTGCAAGAACATAACCATAAGTTGCACAATCATAATGGGTTTTAAAAAAAATATTTTTTTCGACAGGTGGCATACAATCGCTATATAGCAATGAACATATTTTAAGCACAAGAACGAATTTCATTACCGGCCCTGGCCAGCATATGGTTTAAATGTACGTCTTTTATATTTGTTCATTTTTTGTAGACTGGGTCTACGTCCAATTGAAGTTTTGTGATGAATAGCTTCATGTACGACTTGATCTTTAAATTTTTTAGCCACGGTCGTCTAAATCTGTTAGTTTCATTTTGGAA